GCCGTGAGCAATTGTCGGAGCCACGCCTGACGCTACACCCAGCAGGGTCATCACTGCACCATGCCGTCCGCCGGTCACTTTATTTATTTCCGCTTCACCACCCTGAAGCTGATATTGCCCTTCCGCCGTAAACGGGATGGTAGTGGCAGACGCGCTCACACTCGCCACCGGTTCTTCCGAAGGAACAGTACCCTTATAAATGGCGATGTCATCCCCTTTACTGATCTGGGTAAAAGTGAATTCAGAGGAGTTGGCATCCTTGTTACCGGTATAATTGACTCCCATCTGCATGGGATTGCAGGGAGAACCGAACAGATCCTTGTCCTGACCGTCACAGTAGCTCATTATCACGATACATTTCCGACCGAGCCAGTTGGTCTTGAACTCACGGACCGCCTGCTTGTTTCCCGGATGGTTCCCCTTGACCGTAGGGGTGAAACCAAGTGCGTCAGGATCTCCGTCTGTATTGCTTGTAACCTCCACGGTACCGGGAGTGAAATAGATGTCGGTAGAATAACATCCAGGCTTCAATTGTATGTTCTCGGTCATCAACACACCGGCCGAGTCACGTGCCGGGAACACCAGAATATCATCCACATCAATGATACTCATCATGTCGCGCGGGTTGATTCCTTTACCCGGATTACCTTCCGGGCGCTTCACTGCTCTTTTAACGTATGCCATAATTATAACAATTTAAAATGAATAACAGGGGCGGATTACTCCGCCCGTAAATTTAACCACGTGCCACCTCATAGAATTTGCCACCTGCATAAGTCAGCATGATAAATTTGCCGGCGCTGAGCGTCATGGCATCAGTCAGGACAAAATTACCACTATTAGCGATAGTGGACGCATTCGTATTCCCGGCCCCGTGAATGGTATACACCTCACCTTCCACCGCATCTGTGAAATTCGTGATGGCCGTCGCTTGGGTATTGGTTCCCGTTACGAACACCGTGGCACCCGCCAAAGATGGAGTGGTTGCATCGTTGGCGAACTGTAATGCACCGGAAGCTGCCGTATCACGTCCGATTTCGATAAATTTCCCGTCAGAACGTTTCATCAGACGTATGGTGTCCCCTTTCTTCGGTATCCAGTCGGCACTGATCAAGCTGAACTTATCGGATTTGGTGATCTTTACCCCCTTGTCCTCGCTGCCACACTTGATGGTGACAATCTTACCCACTTCGGCGTTCTCAATATCCGTAATGGTGAACAGGCTGGTGTTGGCCACGGTCTGTACACTGGTATGCAGGGCTACGTTCGGGTTTTTGTCCTTCTCCCCGTCAATGAAGGAAGATGCATGCCGGTCATACTCGTTACAGAAGATCATCTGGCGGCTGCCGTCCATATCCTCTTTTTTCGTATATTTGAAACCTACCGCACGCGCCCAGATGGATTCCTTCCACAAGGACCATACCTTAAGCGTCCAGTCTTGTTGTTCCAAGCTGAAATTTGTCATTTCACCGGCCACATGCTCGAAGCATTTGATATTGCCCTCCATCGTCCAGAAAATACGCTGGTGATTGTCTGCGTTCGGAATCGGAATCAGCTTCACAGCCGGATATTCCTTAACGTACATCATATTGGCCTTGTAATCCTGGTTCACACCATAGTGCAGCTCGTTGTACTTGTGATACCATACTACCATATAGCTGGGAAGATACAGGGCCAGCTGCCCGCTGTCACGGTACACGGCAGGAATCATTCCCGTACCCTGGAACAGTTTCTCACCGATATTGGCTTCCGTGATCTCACCCAGCACAAACGGCTTGATCTGGTAAACGGTCTTCCCGTTATTAATGTCAATGAAACCGTCAACCTTCTTTCTCAGCCATTCATACAGCCCGTCGGCCGCTTCCATGGCGCGTCCCGGCTTGTTAAGGTCAGGATCCTTGCGCACGCCATTGATACGGCGTAGCTCACGCTCGTTATGCAGCTTCTTGGCTGTTTCCGCCAGAATGTATTCAATGAATGACCATTTGATCGCCTGTGATCCTTCCTTGTTGAGAGAGCCGATCCAGGTCTTTTCCAGCTGCTTCAGGTCACGGAACTTATGGGCGAACATGACACTGAACATACGCAATGTCTCGTTGTCGAACTCATATTCACCTTTGGTCACATTGTCGAAATCACTGGAGGTGTTGTCAGCCTGCGAGAACTCACCCAGCCAAATGTTGACCAGAGTGGCCAGATCCTGATATCCGCTCTCCACCGGGAAGATGCTCTCGATACTGGGGAGCTTGGTCAGGAATGACTGCAAACGGTCCTGCCAGCGGATGCGGTAGAACGCACCAAGGTCCTCCTTCAGACGGCCGTAATCCACGGAACTTTCTGCACGGACCTGAATATTGATTCCCTGACTTGCGAGCAGAGCGGCACGGGCACGCATGTTATACGGACGATCCAGCGCGAACATCTCACCCTGCATACCTCCAAGCTGCTTGTCATCATCCAGGTTGAAGGCACCGGCACCCGTATTTTGTTTCAGACCGGCACCCGCACCATGGTCCGGCTCCGGCAATGCGCTCAGTACCGAAATCTTCTGCTTCAGCTCCGCTATTTCGGTATCTTTCCGGGTGATGGCCTGCGTCTTTTCCCCGTCTGTCTTTCTTATTGCATCCAACTGCTCCTGCAAGGAAGCCATTTCGGATACTTTCTGCGCCAGCAGACCACGAATCAGCGCCTCTCCCGAGTTCTCAACAGGACCGGCCTGCTGTTCCTCATCCTTAAAACCATTTTTCAACGCTTCCCCGAAAGGAGTTATGAACTTCTCATCGAAGCCAAGTTCTTTCAGCTTGGCTACATCATCGGCATCGAGGATATCCTTGTCCTCAGCCTTCTTCCACTCTTTCAGCCCCAGCAATCCAAGGATTGCGCCGGCAAAGGTGGACATTTTAGAATACTTTCCCATAAAAATAAAAATTTAAAAGATTTGATTTGTCTTGTTGATGACGGACTGCGCCAGAATCCAGCGCGCAGCTCCCTCCAAAGTGTTATAACCGTCCGCCAGTCCTTCCCTGACCGCTTCATCACCCATAAAGGTCGCCCCGCGGAACACGGGGGAGTCCTTGTCATAAGCGATGGAAAGGTTCTCCGAAACGGTCCGGCAGAACATCATGTGCAGTTTTGACAGCTTTTCCTTATAAGGTTCCTCGTTATTGTTTTCCGCAATCTCCCGGTGTTCCCTGTTTTTCAAGTCGGCCGAATCCGGGTAAATCTCCCGATAATCGATTCCTTCTTTTTTCAAGGCCTCCTTGGCATTATAATAGGTACCCACAACACCGATACTACCCACCTCGCACATCAACGAGCCAAGAAAGCGCTTGTCTGCGGCTGATGCCAGCCAAAAATGTGCGGAAGCACAAGCTCCGGCAATGTAAGCGACTACGGGTTTGGGACATTCGGATATCATTTTTGACGCATTGTCCAGACCGGTAATCATTCCCCCCGGTCCATTTATCCACAAAATGATGCCTGCAATACGGTCATTAGCTGCCGCCTGTGCAATATATTCCTGAAGGCGGAACGTCTCCCAGGAATAGAGCGTCCCTTCCAGCACAATAACGGCAACCGAATCGGAAGGAAGACCGCTGTCTTCCAAATTCCATCGCCCCACAAAATTCAGATCCGATGCGTATGCGGTCACGGTATCTTTTTCAAAAAATGCCTCTACCTCCTTAAAATTGCCGGAATGTATTGAAGGAAGGATCAGTGAGACCAGATTGTAATAATCCTCTCTAGCCATGGCCCATTTTTCATTGAATATTAACTGAATACGATTCATCCGTTCTTTTTTCCTGCAAAATAAAGAACAGATCCATCCATGAACAAGGACACGGAGAAGCGGTCATCACACCCGGTCATGAAAAGACCGTTTTTCCACATAAAAACACCTCCAAAAAGGACATGGAAAGGACAAAAAGACACGCTACGTTACATAAAATTATCTGTGTTTATATTCCCGAACGGAGGTTTTACGGCGCATCTTCCGCCGCCAGCGCTGGTAATCTTTCAGAAGTGCTTCCACGCTCAGACTCTCAATGCAATACTTCCGGAGAAAGTACCAGGCCGAATTGATGTAGTCTATACCATAGACATGTTTGTTTTCATCAAACAGGTCATGAAGCTCCGCACGCATCATTGTGTTTATCTTCCTGGAAAGTATTTTGGCTCCCCTCTCGCCTATATAATTATAGGTAGCCAAAGGTTTGCCACCCGGAAGGTGTGCCTCTCGGCGCTCCGGCAACACAAGCTCCAGATTTCCGCTATCCACAGGGCATCCGGCAGGACGTTTCTGCAAAAGATCATAGACGAAATGGTACAAATCAAGATCTGAAGGCAGGCGGACTACCTTGCTGTCCGGGGTTCCATACTTGCCTATTAGATATTCGGCTAAATAATTTTCTATCGTTATCTTCGTGGTAATCATATACTTATGTGTTTATACAAAAGTAATGATTTAAATTGAGATAGTCAAAGAACAACCGGCTAAAGATGGACCGGCTTCCAAAAGAATCATGAAGGCCGTTGCAACACCCCTTGAAAAACAAAGGGGGGATTTTCGTGCAACCGTACGATCTGATGATTAACATTATTGTAATATATTGAATATCAATATGTTGTATACTGCACAATTCGCGCACGATTTTCGTACGAAATGTAAAACCACGCACAAAAAGCCATAAAATACGTTTTTGGACAAATCGAACGGAATCGTGCAAAAATCGTGCAGACATAAATATTTATATATCAATATATTATAATCAAAAAAAACGCAGTTGCACGATTGCACGAAAATTTCTTCATTTTTTATAAGGGTATATTTCTTAAAAGTTAAAAAATAAAAAAAAGAATATATAGGCCGCCCGTTTTCGAACAGATCGCACGATTGTCCAAAATGTTTTTTCTGGGGAAAAAGGGGTATGAGGGGAAACAAAAAAGTCCGGAAAACCGGACTTTTAAACTATATGTCTTCAGGATAAAATGCCTGCGTTATGAATTCGTATTCCCGGGGGAGCGACCGCACGCCCACAATAACACACAAGCCTCTGGCAGCCATTTCATAGAGCCTCTGGTTGGTCACAGGGGAGTTCCTGAAGTTATACTGGGCGCACATCACGAAATAAGCCGTGGACAGGTCACAGGAATAAAGATCCTCCTGTATCAGCTTGGCCGCATCACTAGGTATCAGGGCAAAGCCCAGCCTGACCGCAAGCCTTGAAATCATCTGTCTGCGTGTCCGGACATCAGGACATACCGCCACAAAAATTTTATTCTCTTTTTTCAGCATATTGCTTCCTTTTTATTTGCATATCTCACTAAAAATCACTAACTTTACAATGATATAAATTGGGATATATCATACATTTCTATCCGAGTAGAAATGCCTGTAAGGGACCGCAGGCCGCCAGGCCGGACAACGCCGGATCTCACTCCTGTCATCAGAAAACTCCAGCAATGCGTCATTAATGCTCTTGTGGAACAGCTCCTCTATGATACACATTTCGGCCACATCCATGAATAGTTCCAAAGAGCGGGCTGTGCAGTGCTCGGATACAATGATGGATCCTCCCTCGGGAATCCGGAGCAATAACTCCGTCACCCGGTCATAAAACCTTTTGAAACGGCCCGGATCACGCCCGGCCAGAGGCATTACCTTTTCCAATATTTCCTGATAACTTCGTGCCATGTCAGTAGTCCAGTCTCAAATTTCCCGGAAGATCAGGATCCAAGGGATCTTCTCCCGGTTGTATGATCTCCTTGCCGGTACCGACCGTGAAATACTCCACTCCGCCGGACTTGTCATCCACGACAGGACGTCCGTCCTTATCGACCTGATAGGGGAGTCCGGTCTTGCTGTCATATTTCTGGGGGTTAAACACAAAACCTTTCCATTTGCAATACATGACGAATTTTTTCTTGAATGAGGCAGGGGTATTATATTTCCGCTGGGCCGGATCATACAAGCACAAGGCGTCGAACAGCTCCTTCTTCACCAGGCGGCAACCGATATGCTCCGGTGCAGAGAAATACTCGTCAGCCCAGGAAATGAAGGTTTCCCCGATCTCCTGCCGCAGTTTGCGCTCCTCAAGCCGTTCTCCAGGAGCTTGGACCACACCGAACGTCAGATACAGTTGGATACAGTTGGCCAGCAGGTTCCAGCACAGGTTCCACTGGTCAAAATCCCACTCGGTAAAGAACAACGCTCCGAAATCGTCAACCGGTTTGTGGCTTTCATTATAAAAATCGGAAAAGGCCAACAGCCACTGGCGATCCGTGAAAGAGGAGCCGGTTCCGCGGATGGCATGGTTCGTGGCAATATAGATTTTGGGAGACTGCGAGAACGACAGCGTGATACGCCGCCCTCCCTTATAGTTAACACTCCAATCCCCGGTAATGTTTGGAAACAGAAACTCGAAGTTGAAGTTCTGAAGCACATCATCAATAAACACCAGCTTGGTTTTCTCCATCACGTCATTCCATACAAACTGGTCTTTGAAGATGTCGGAGTTCTTTCCGGGAATATAGGCTATAGGCATGACGTTCCTCATGAGTTCCCCTATAAGGGATTTTCCGGAACGCCCGTTTGACTCGCCGACCTCCGACTGCTTTCCATCCATACCGATCACCGCACGCGCCACATTGGAATCCTTCGCTTCCATCAGCATGTACCCGATGGCGCACAGTTTGGAAAGCAGATGGATATGGTTCTCGTTCTCCTCCTCGGGAGTCACCTCGCCGCTTTTCTTCCTCCATGTGAAATTGCTGGCATTGATCAGGAATTGCAGATAATGGCAGCGGTGTCCGTCTTCGGTCAGCTCATAGGAATACGTATCAGCGTCCTTCCTGAAGGTGACAAGCTGTTTTCCCAGATATTTGGCCGGATAGTCACGTCTCTGCTCCTCCCAGATATGATGTGAGATATTTTCATAGCCCATTTCCTTTACGCTGTCACGGGTGACCAGCCAGCACGATTTATCGAAATAGAAATACTGGCCGTCCCGGGAAGGCTTAATGAAATCGGGCTGTATGTACTCCAGCAGTGATAGCTTGTCCGGTCCCACATACTGCGACACCCCCTTGATCAGCATCTCGTTCACTCCCACGCAGCAATTATGCTTGGCGAACTGGAACAGGTAATCCCGGACGTCGCTCGCCTCCAAGGACCTAACCAAAGGAGGTTCCAGATGGATGAACAAGAAACTCTTGTCCTGTCTTCTCAGGCGCCCAAAACCACGGTTCTGTAAAAAGTTCTGGGAATTCACGTAACAAAACTCATAATCCGATCTTTCGTTATCTTTCCCCTCATTCCTCTTGACCACACGCCAGAACTGCTCGTCCGCGTCAAAGGGCTGAGCCGATACGACCTTGCCATCCTCATCGAATTTCCAGCGGTAACGGTTGAAAAGGAATTCCGGAAGATTCTTCAGCAGATCCTTGTGGCGCTCTGCAAACGCCTCATGGGAGTGAAGACACCAAAGCTCCATCAGCCTGTGGTCAGTGAAACCGGTAATTTTAAACATCTCTACATACTGGCCGGAACCCTTCTTATCATTACAGGCATAATCAAAATCCGCGGCCAGCTCGTCCTCTTTTCCCAAAAGAGTATTGGCCAGCAGGTCATCAAGCCCCTTGTCCCCTGCATCATTTTTGCGGATATGCCCTACAAATATTTCCAGATAGATGTCACGGTTCTTCAGACTACGCATATACTCCTTGAAATTCCTAGCAGCGGAATAAAAGTTCCTGGGACGTTTCTCAACCGGATCGTTTATCTTGATATTACTTGAGATATCATCCCAGTCCGAATCAAAAACAAATGCCACCTCCCTGACCTGGCAACCGGTGACAATCCTGACGAAATCCTCCGGTAGCGAGCCATTATTTCCCAGATTCTGTATCCCTGACACGGCAATGGACGGGATGCCATGCTTGCACGCCTTCTCCGCTTTCTTCTCGCCTTCCTGGATATACAGGCGGTCTATCCTCGTACCGCTCTTGAAGGCGGTGCGTATCTTTTCCGGAATATATATAGGAGTACCGGACCCCCGCGGTGATTTGTATTTGAAAGGCTTCCCATCCTTGTCCAAATGCATTTCTGGGAACTGCCAACGAATGCGGTAGTATTCCTTCATCTCCCCGGCCGCCCTGCGCTTGTTATCCTTCTGGACATAACGGACAGGAAGGCCGTCCAGATCATAATATTCTATGATGACATCATCCCCCTTGGCCGTCAGCATTCCCCGCTCATCAATCGTTCCCGGTTTGAAAGTACGGCATTGGAACACGGATTTCGTATCATCGGTCTTGTACACACTGGCGGTCACATCCTCGAAAGTCAGTCCCGAGGCGGCCAGCATTCGGGCGCAATAAGAACCCGTATCCAGCCCTTTGGCAGCCTTGCTTCCCTTCTTCATCTTCTGAACCGGTTTCCAAGCCGGTTTGTCCGGATGGGGGTCCAGCAGCACACAGAACTTCTTGGCAAGGTATTCCAACGCATCTGTATAACCGTATCCTTCGATATTCATCAGATACGACACGGCACCCTCTCCGCCAATCTGGCAGGAGAAGCACTTGAACAGATTCTTGCCGGGGCTGACCGTGAATTTCTTCGCGCTTCTGCACTTGGGGCATTCGCAAACATAATCCTTGCCGGATTTTCTCAGTTCCCGGAAATCCTGCACAACGTCAAGCAACCTGCCGTCCGACGCTGATTTTATCCTTAATATTTCGTTTTCATTAAAATACATAACAAATAATTATATAAATAAGCCGCAACTTCATAAGACAACACAAAATTACCGGATTGCAGCAACCCGGAATGGACCGGAAATGATGATGTTCCCGGAACACTTTGCACCTTTCAATTCATTGACATCTTGTCCCGGTTCACTGTTTTAGTCCTTTCGTACTCCAGCAGAGCGGACGTCACCGCCTTCCGAAAGTTCTCATTCACAGCTATTGCACCATAAAGCAGCCTATGTAGTCTTGCCCCCTTACAACTGGAAACATGTCCGGCAAATATCTCATAACCCTCCCCAGTATCCTCTTCTGACATTATTGTACAGGAAACATGTAAACCGGTCTCCTTACTTTGTTCCAGTATAAAGGAGAGAAAAGCCTTTATTTCAGTTTGTTTATTCTTGGAATTCATAATCTTATATTTACTCATAATTTTCTTATTTTAAAATTTCATCAATAGATGATAAAACACTCTCCAGTCTTTCCAACTGCTCAGAGTATTTCATAAGAAGATTTTCTTCTCTTTCCGTAGCCTCCCCTCCATTGTGAATATCATTATACTTTTCGTATTTTGATTTTACACTCTTATATGCTTTCTGAAAGAACGGAAGCAATATCTTACATTCCTCTTTGGTCATACAGACCGTTATCTCGTATGGAGATGAATACGATTTTCTTGTGCTATCTATGTAACTCATATCTGTTCCGTTTTGAGGGTTATTTTATCACATCTGTTAATCGGTGTTTTTACTTCTTTCCCATACCACGAACACCAATAATATGGCTGAAATAAATTGGGTGAATGCGTGCAATATTTACATCTTTCACACAGGTGGATTCCATTCATTTTTAAATTTTTTGAGTATTAATTTTTTTCAATGAAAGTATTGGTTGTATTCAACACTCCGGCTGAATCTTGACTTTTGCCATCTCTTATGAAGATTCCTTCTTCTTTCAGCCTTTCATAATCGATTTTATTCATAAGAATAACACTCGCATTGCCATCTATATACAGTTTGCATTGCATGAATTGAGTTCCTTTTACTTCCTCAATTGCGTCTATTTGCATTGTTCTTTTTTTACTCATATCTAATTCATTTTGAATTATTTTTTATAACTACCGCCATTGTACTAATAGAAGTGCCACTCTCTTTAAACTCGCCTGCGCTGATTTCAAACACTTCTCCATGTACTTCTTTCAGCCAGTTGCGGAAATCAATACATTTCTTTTCCGAAGCGAATTTCCAGTGTTGGCTGGTTATTGCTGCAAGCGTGCCGCCTTCTTCCAAGCGTTCATACATAAGCCTGACATGCTCTATATCCTGATTACCGGAAAACGGAGGATTTGCAATAATCTTAGTGTAACTACCTACACTGTATTTGGTAAAATCTTCATCAAGCAATATTACGTTGTTAAGGGTGTGAAGAAATTCTCTGTTTTCTGGCATCAGTTCATAACATTCAACCATTACAGAAGGACAAGCTCGGTGGATTGCTTTAATAAGCGCGCCACGCCCGGCACTCGGCTCCAGTACCGTATCATCCTCATGTATCCCTCCGGCAAGCATAACCAGCCAGTCGGCAACATCGGCCGGAGTCTCAAAAAACTGGTATTCCTGTTGAAGGTTACACCGCTTACCTTCTTTCAAAATGGGAAACACACGTTCCGGATTAAACGGAAATGTGAAACCCTGTATCTTCCCACCTTGCCATGAGCCTCCGGCTTCTTCTATCCACTTCTTTGCTTCAGCATAAGACTTTTTGTTAAATTGAACTTGAGGAAGTTTCAGAACACCGTCCTCAAGAGTACAATGTTTCAATATCTCTTCCACACTCCATTTTTTGCCTTCGTCAGCCTGCTTTTTCTTTTCAGCTATCGGAACATCCGGCGCTAACAGTGAAGATATTTTTTCTACAACTATGTTGCTTGCGTCCATGAAGGCACTGACGCAAGATATCGCTTCGATCAAGAAATCGGTGTCAACATGCCCGGTATTGTCATAGATGTCTACCCCTTCGGTCATGGATGACAGTTCATTGAGCTGCGCAACACTACCATGTAACGTTTCGATTAAAATCTTTTTTTTGTTCGTCATAACTTTTCTGTAAATAAATTCTTGTTGTGTCTACACTTCCATGACCGAGAAGATCGGCCAGTTGAATAACATCTTTGTTTTTTTTCAGGAACATTTTAGCGAAAAAATGTCGGAAGGCATGCGCGTGCATCTTCTTTAAATCAATGCCGCAATGTTTCCCCCATGCTTTCAAGTGCTGGGAAAAGCCACGCTGTGTGATCGGGCCGAATCTCCCTACCGCAAAAATCCCGGTCTTACCATATTCCTTAGCGTAAACCTTCGCTTCCTGCTGCAATTGCTTTTGGAAGAAAAAACGTCTGTACTTGTTACCTTTACCTTTCAATGTAACCTCACCACTAATTATATCCTCCCATGTAAATCGTTGAAATTCCGACAGACGGGCGCCCGTTGTACCCAATACCTTGATAAAAAAGTAGTAATCCTTATTGTTTTTTCCCTTGAGATATTCCAACAGCCGGTTATATTCCTCTTCGGTCGGCACATTGTTCACATCAAGCTTGCGCTTTATTTTAGGACGCTTCAGTTCTATAGGCTTCTTCAGCCATTTAGAAAATCTTTCGATTGCTGTAATCCGCAACCGGATGGTAGCGGGAGATAATTTTTCTTCTTCAAGACTTTTTATAAACCTCCTGCAATTATCCATGTTTACCTCATTGGCGTATTCGAAATACTTCTTTATGGATGTGTAATATACATCAACTGTATGAGAAGAGTAATCATTGTTGTCAGTCAGCCATATAATGAAATCATGAAGTTGTTTCTTGTTCTTCTCCGAAATGACATCAAGTTTTTCCAAAGGTTTCACCGTCTTTTCCCTTTTTCCATATCCGATGTTGAGAAAGGATAATAGATCGCATATAGCTGAGCACATTAATGAATGACGCACCATGACATCTGCATTTTCACGCTTGTAATTCAAATAACCACGGCGGTTCACTTCTTTGGTCATTTCTAAAAAATCCGTGACATGCTTGATATATTTCCCGACAGTATCATAAGTCCTGCCTGTTGCGAATAAGTAAGAAATATAATCAGTTAATATCTTCTGTCTGTCATTATTCATAATTTATCTGTTTCGAATCAAACTAGACCAGCCCACTCATTAATCGTAGCATTCAAAGCCCCCATAACAAGCATCTTGTCACTTTCGTCATACTCCATAAGCACCTCCACTGTCCGGTCACCATTACAATCATTGTATTCCCTTCCTGTTTGAATATTGACAGGAAGACCGTTCTCGTGGACTGCTTCAAGCCATGCCTCAAGCAATCCTTTATTCATTTCTATTTTAGCACTTTTCATAATTTCTTACTTTAGCAATAACAGACGATCCATTCTTCTTTATACCAATCTCGTCCAACACCAATACATCAGGATATTTTGTCACCCATTCCGGAAAATAATTTGTTGTCAGAACAACAGTAAAATCACCTTGAAAATAATCCCCTCTGACCAACGCCTCGTAATACTGTAACTGCCATTCCGGGATGTCATCAAACACCATTACATCAACATTTGTATCAATATGTTCCAAGAAACTTTTAAGACTTGATGATCTGACATCATAAAAAACACTACGCTTGTTTTCGCACATTTGAAGTGCCAACTGAGTTTTTCCACACCGAGGAGCTCCTACTAATAGTATTACTTTCATATCATTCACAATTTAAGTTTATCACATTTATTAATTTCTACTACAAGTTATTCACGCTCAAATATTTTCACTCCAGCCACTTCTTCTATCTTATCCTTCGCTAGTTCAGGTATTCGTACCCAACCACTCCGCCAATTATTAAACGTATAAATCGGCACCTTGCATTCATCAGCGAGCCTTTTAGCCATCTCAGATGATTCACATACTGGTAAACTGCGCAAATAGGTTCGTAATGCCATGCCATCCATTGTTTTTTTCTTCTTTTTTTCTTCCATATTTAATTAAATATTGAATATTGTTTTGTAGATTTATAATGCAAATATAAATTTAAGGAAATTAATTTCCAAACGCTTTAATAATTAATTTCCTATCATTTTAATTATAAATATGAAACACTTTGGAAATCAATTAGATGAATTATTTAGAAAAAAAAGAATTATTCAAAAGGATTTTGCTGATAGAATGGGGGTAACTGCGGTTACTATAACTAAATGGAAATCCCAAGAAAGTATTGATGCCGCTAAATTGGAGGCAATATCTAAAATATTAAATATACCCATTTCATATTGGTTTGATGATGAAAATTGTCAGCTCAACCAATCAGTCGTTGGCGATGGGAGTGCAGCCTCTATATATGGTAATGCTACCGCTGGAGTTATAGCAGACAAAGATAAAGAAATAGAGCATCTGAAACAGTTACTCAAAGAAAAAGAGAGGCTAATTCAAGTATTAATGAATAAATAA